TGTAGCGCGTCCTCGACCAGGTCCGACCGCATGTGATCGGCCATCGACCAGCCCACGATCATCCGCGAGCACAGGTCGATCACGCCGGCCAGATACAGCCAGCCCTCGTCGGTTGGGATGTAGGTGACCGGTCGGTGGCCGCAGGTGCTGCGGCGATTCACGCGCCATGCACCAACGTCGGAGCCGTTGTCGCAATAGACGACCAGTTCCTCGTCGGTGATTTCGCGCCCGATTTCCTGCTCCTCGCGGAAGCGGCGCGTAAACTCGCCGTAATCCACGGACGTTTACCCGGCGACCGACCGGGTCTTTTCCGGCATCGACTGTGCGATGTCGCGTGCGAGGTCCTGGGCGGCGGGCGTAAAGTCGGCGTTCCAGGTTTGATCCGGGCGGTAGTGAAATCCTTTGTCTTTCAGCTCCGCGGTCACTTCCTCGCTGGGCTTGGATTCAAACGCGAGTACGACCTGCTTTACGGGATAGTCGGCGATAAAGATGTCGTCGCCGAATTCGGCCCGCAGCTTCTTGGCCAGGTTCTCGACTTGCGGCCGGTTGGGCGCGTGGGTGAACGTGGTCCACTTTTTGTCTCGCGAGCGGTAACTGAAACCGGCGTCGGCCAGTTTCTCCTTGGTTTCGTGACCGGGGGCTTGCCCACGCATCGTTTGCGGATCTCCTGGCCGCAGCGCGTTGGTAAAATCACGTCCACGCTTTGCACTGCCGCGATCTCGTCCAGCACCTTCCGCGGCTCGTCGCCCAAGCCGCCGGACTTACACATTTGACCCAGCGTTTTCCAGAGTACGTATGCCAGGAAGCAGACCAGCACATGCGCCTGCACCCGCTCTTTTTTCTGATGCCAGACCGGGCGCAGCGACAGGTCGCTTTTGTGAATGCGGAACGCCCCCTCCGCTTCGGTCAATTGCATGTAGGCCCGCCACAGGTCCGCCGCCGTCCAGTCCTTGACGTTGCTGCGCAACAGGTAGCACCCTTCGCTGAGACTGGCCCACGACCGCCACGATTCGACCTTCTCCCACTTCAGTTGGGCATTGCCGTCGGCATCGGCGGAGATTTCGGTTTTGAACCCTCCCGCCGCCCGCGTGTTCTGCCCCATCAATCGGCCCACGCGATGCGACAGTTGCACCAGAGTCATCGCGCGCTTACCCGCCATTTTCGCCAGCGACGCCAGTCCCTCTTCGATGCGCTTCTCGAAGCGTTCGTGCATCGTCTTCTCTTTCTCGCGGCGCTGCGCCGATCTACACCGACGATAAGCGAGACCTGAAGGACGCCGTGAGCCGTAGCAATCCGCGGCCGGCGGCGACGGAACTGCTCCGAAAACCCAAGCCGCAATTGTGGCGGCGGATGCGTCAGGCGATGGCGCGGGTGCAATTGGCGGCTCTGGTGGCCGCCAAGTCTCACCTGCACGAAATCGGCAACTCCAAGGAGAAGGAACTGGTTCATGCAAGGTAAATCGCCGGACAACGATTCACATTTGCGCAGCGTGCTGAATCCAACGACGGTCGAGCGGCCGGCGGAAGAGGAAAGTGGTCTTCCGTCCCTCAAGGATGCCGAATACCAGCCGCATGCCCGCGCCTCCAACAAGCCCGTCTACGGGATTCATTTTGTGACGCCCGGCGGCGACGTACGCAGTTTTCAGTACGTGCATCTCGACAGCGGCAGTCAGTACACCGCCGGGCGGATCACCCTTGCCTTCATGGGGATAGAGCCGATGCGGGTCGTCATCGAAGGGCGCAACCTGTGGCGGCTGTATGACTACATCATCCATCAACACCGGATGTCCTGGGTCATGGTGGCGGGCAGGGACTTCGCCAAGGATGGGCAAACGATCGTGACACGAGTCACCTACACGCCAATCAAGCCTGAACAGGAATAGGCACAGGCGACCACGGTCCGCGGACAATCTCGGCTCAACCGCGTGAATCATCCGCTGTTCTCATAAATTCCAACCTCCTGCCGAATGTCGAGGATGTCCACCGGATTTTTCATCGCCGTAAGCTCACGGCCAAACGCAAGCGGAAGCACGCTGCGAACGTAGGTGACGATGTCATCCTCATCCATCGTCGCGTCCAGCCAAAGCGAGAGGGTCATGGTGATGTTGACCCGCTGCTTCATAAGGGCCTCCTCGGCGTTGGGACATTGAGTGCGATCCATTCTTCGACGGCGTTTTCTTCGGCAATGCTGTTCGTGCCATCTCGTTCCTTTCTGTTGAGATGGTCGCCATTGTACGGCACTTTTCCAGTTCATTCTGATACCATTCTGATATTCAAACGAAAACGGCCCGCGATTGCTCGCGGGCCGTTTTCCATAAGTCCTTGTCATTACTGAATCGGGGTGACAGGACACCAGTTGAACTTTTCCTGTCCGGGATCATCGATCTGGACGCCCATGTACGTCAACTGCTCCTCGCAGCCTGACCTTCCTTATGTCCCACGCTCAAAGAGGGCCAAGGAATCGGGTAAACGGCTTTTGTCATTGGCTTTACGCCCGAATCTGCTATCGCGGCGAGTGGGATCGTAGGGGGCACTTGGTAAGTATATAGTATAGAGTATGTAGATGCAGATAGAGAGCAGGCAGAAGATCGTCGCAGTACGCTGCAACGGGGATCAAAGGCGTCTACGTGCTCTCCAAGGCCGCTGGGAAGTCCGCTCAGCGACTTCTGGCTCGTCGCCCATAACTGGCGGGTTCTACGCGTTCAACGGCAGCAGCGGCCTTGTAGTGGCGGCAGGGAGCGAAGAATGGCGACGAATGACGATCAGCGTGAGCATGAATTCGACCCCTTCTGGATCACGGGCAAAGCTCTGGATCGGGAGTTCGAGCTTGAGGCCACACTTCTCGAATTCACTCGCCTCTTCGACCACGAGTCCGATGATCGGGCGCTGGTGATCGTAGGCGGTGCGTTCCTCGAAACATTGCTGGAACACATCCTGATTGCATTCCTCATTGACGATGAAAAGGAAGTCGGCGAGTTGCTGCGGTACGACCAACCGCTCGGCACATACGGGGGCCGCGTTCGCGCCGCCTATTGCTTCGGTCTGATCCCGAAGATTGTCCGAAGCGACCTCAGTTTAATTGGCAAGGTCCGCAATAAATTCGCCCGCGATTTATACGCCTCCTTCGCGGACCCCGCTATTTGTTCTTGGTGCGCCGGTCTTCAATGGCATCGCAAGGCATACATGCTGCCGCCTGACGACGCATCCGCCCGCGATTTGTACTACGTGGGCGTGCATCAGTTGGTTGCTCACCTCAATGGAGTTGTTTCCATCGCACGGTCTGAAAAGCGAGTCGCTCGCGATCCTCGCTGATATCCAGTCGGGTTTTTATGTACGGGAAGCGGCAGAATGGATAGATTCTTATTCTGAGGCACACCGTCTTTGAGACAAATGATAACTGCATTTACGTCGCTTCTCCGCTCATAACGGCTGATTGAATCAAGCGCAAGCTGGCCAACGTCCGATAAGTGCAAAGCCCCCCAACGCCGCGTATCGGTGCGTCGTGAAGGGCAGCACGAGTGGTCACGGATGGCCAACCGCGTGAGTCGCACGGCCACAAGGGACATCCCATCCCGGATTAGGAGTCATCAATGCCACGGAAGGCAGACGGTGGGCAGGGTGATTCTGCGCCCATTCCTCTCGAAATTCGACGGAAGAATGGAAAGATTTGGAGTCACGTACGCAGTATTTGGCTCGAAGAGACGCCAGAAGAACGAGTTCGGCAAGAGTATCTGAAGGTCGTGGTGGAGGAATATGGATACGCCCTTCCGCAAATCGATGAGGAGAGGGAAGTCACCGGGAAGCGCGGAACAGGCAATGCCCGCGCCGATTTCGTGATTTGGGCGTCCGAACAGGACAAACTCGATCAGAAGAATCCGCTCATCATCATCGAAACAAAATCGGACAACGTAACCATCCAACCGTCGGATTACTCTCAGGGCGAGAATTACGCCCGTCTTACCGGCGCAAAATTCGTGGTTACCCACAACTCTCGGGAAACCCGATTTTGGCGAGTGGTTCATGACCACATGCCGAAGACCGTCGAAGAGATAGAGGGGATACCTCACGCCGTGTCTGGCTCGTCGCGTTCCAGCAATTTGCGCTTCATGGGGAATGAGGATAGCAACATGCCGAACGGGTGCCAGACTCACCGCCTGACGTGGCTTCACCTTTCCGCTTGAATCCTTCGCGGCCGATTGTGGCCGAACAGAAAGGATCGGAAATGACGAACATCGAAGGTTGGTTACTGGAACGAATGACCGTGCGGCGATGGCTTGCGACGGTGGTCGGGTTGGGCGCGGCCGGTTTCGGGATTGGCTGGAACGCGGGCCAGCGCCATGCCGTCAATGAAGTGGCGGCCCAGGTTCGGGAAAGCGTGAGCCACTTCAAAGAGGCGGTGGAAAAGGCGTTGCCCGAAACATCGCCGGAAGATCGTGCCGCCGTGCAACGCCAGCAAGCCAACGCGCTGGCCAGACTCCAAGCCCAGCGCGCCGACGAACACGCGGCTGATGAACAGCGGGAAGCCTTGCGGCAAAAGATGAAGGGCGGTGTCCAATGATCGAAACCCTTCACCCCGAAGTTCAGGATTCCCTTTTGGCGTGCTGCTCGGTCAAGGCGTTCGACGCGGATCAATTCGATTCACTGCTTGCTGAGTACGGATTGAACGGCTCGAAAGCCACCTTGACAACGGAAGTGTACGATGCGGTGGTTGCGGCCGACTGTGAGCGGCGGCGGCAAGCTCGAAAGATGAACCGCTCCCGCCGGCGCGATGGACCGAGCTTGAATTGATGGCTCGCGATGATCGGCGAATGCACCGGCCGTGGTCTTGGGACTGCGGCCTTTTTCATGCGCCTATGGTCATCCGAAAACCACGTCCACCGGCACGGGCGGCGGGGGCAATGGGGGCGGTGGCTTCATCCGCTTGCCACACTGGCGGCAGTAGATCGAATGGGCCGGCGTGTCATGGCGGCAAGCACGCCGGCCACTCTCGTGATTGTCTGGGCGTGGTGGACGCGGAAAGGGTTGGTCAGGCAACATTAGATCGCCCAAGGTTGTTGTGGAAGTGCGGTGCCGGGGTGATATGTCGCGAACGCAAAACCCCCGTTGAAGTTGTCGCGATGGTCATGGATCGGCAGTGAGCTTTGCCCGTCCGCGGACTGGAATTGAAAGACGTACATGGCGACGGAATTGTCGGCCCCGGCGGCGGTGGGTCCACCTGGGGTATTGGCGGTGCCATCAACAACCATCGTCGAGCCGGAAGGGCCGGGGACGGTCGGGGCGATGGCATAGCCGACGAAAGTCAACAGCACGACCGCACCTTGGGGAACGTTCGTGTTGTCGTTCGCTTCGCGGGCGTTGCTGAAACCCGCCACATACGGTTCCTGAAACTGCCACATATTCGTGGCCAGCGTGGTGCCATCCATGCTGGTGGACAAGTTGGGGCTTGGCATCACCGCCACCCAGTCGAATAGCTTGCCATCCATCGAAGCGGCCCCGGTAATCATCGCCCAAAAGCTGGACCCCACGGAGCGCGCCGGGTTGCGGTCCCCCGCCAAGCTGGTGGGCATGGCTTCCAACCGCTTGACGGCGGCGGCAATCCTCTTCGCGGAATCCAACGTGAAATTTGCGCCGCTCATGGGGTCACCTCATTGAAAGTTCAAAGCTGTCCAGTCCATTTTCGTGTAAGGCTGGAAGCTCAAGGCGTTGGGGCTGTCGGTGGCGTTGGGCTTTTTCTTGCCGGTGCCGTCCAGTGGCCACGGCTTTTTGATCGGCATTCCGTTGCTATCGACGATGGGCCGAAGGCTTTGCGTGTTGAGCGTTTTGTTGCCGGTAAGCTCGTTGAACCCAACATCTAAGGGGGCATCAAGCCAACCTTCGTGACGAGCTTTGAAGACATACGTCTTGGCGTAGTAGGTGAGCGTCGTGCCACTTCGCAGTTTCTTGTAGCTCTTCACCGCCGCGATGGGGGACAGCTTCACCTTACCCGCCAGCAACGTGGCCCCGTCGAGAGTAACATCATTCAAGTTCACCGTGTTGGAGTAAGCATCATCGGCGGCGGCGTCGTGGCTCGCCTCGTTCCTGGTCATCGTGATTGTGAGAAGCCCCTTTTCCCGTTGCATGAACTGCTCGAAGGCTTCACCCGCCGAGTTCACGACGGGGGCGCCGGTGTTCACGCCGTTGACGGGCGGGCCGTTGGTAGACTGGTCGATGAAGTATGGCTCGGTCGTCTCTTGATAAGACCAGGAGAAGCCCCACGGCTGGTTCAAGGGGTTGTCATCCGGCGCGGTCGGATCGTATGTAAATTCGACCATCACTTCAAAATGCCGATCCGAATTGCCCCGCACGTCAACATCAATGCCCGTCAGATATGCAACGCTGCCATCGACATTGACGAAGGCGGTGCCGTACTGTGGCACGCCATTGGCCACGATGGCGGTCGCGGGGCCATCGGTAGGTTGATCGCACGTCACGAGCCATAGCAGATAGTGGACCGTCTTAAAGTCCCTGTAGCTCGACCGGCGGCGTTCGTGGATGGGTTGGACGGATACAACTGCCATGGTGATACCTCATGCGGCCGGGATGAAGTGGGCTTTCAAGCTCCTCAACGCCCGGTTGCGAAGTTGACTGATGCGGCATTCGCATAGCCCCAGGATCGGGGCAATTTGCGATTGAACCATCTCGTCAATGTAGTAGAGCCGAATGACCAGGGCATCGGTAAGCCGGAACTCTTTAAGCATGTGTTGGATGACTGCCTCAAAGACTTCCTTCCGCTGGGCCAATGTATGCGGATCATTTCCACGCGTGTCGGCCAGCGTGTCCCGCTCGAATGTTTCGCGGGCGTGCGTGTAGGACCTTGGAATCGGGCAATCTATGGATAACGTGCCCACGATGCTACGAAGCCCCCGAAGATGCCGAAGCCGCTCGGGGGTGATGTTCATGGCCGCCGTCAGTTCATCCGGCGTGGGCGCGCGGTCCAGAGTCACGGCAAGGCGTTCTTCCGCTTCATTCAACTGCTTCACGAAGTCGAGCGTGCAACGGTTGGCGCGGGCACTGTTTCGCAAGCCATCCAACATGGCCCCCTTGATCCGCTGTTGGGCGTAGGTGTTGAACTTCCACCCGCGTGCCGGTTCAAACTTCTCTACCGCCTGCATCAAGCCCATTCGGCCCCATTGGATCAAGTCCCCCTCTTCTACCTCTTGCGGCAAGCGGTTGAGGAGCTTAAACGCCACCCCTTCCACCAGGTTGATGTAAATCTCCACCAGCCGATTGCGGAGTGTTTCACTGCGCGTACGGACATATTCGGCCCAGAGTGGGTTAACGATGCCGGCGGGTGGATGGATAAATTTGCGGCTCATTATGCAATCTCCACTGTCGTGACGGCGTTGGCGTTGGTGTCAGTGAACTTGTTCTCAATGCGCTGAAGGATCAATCTACTTTGGTACTGCTCATCGAACTGTTTCTTTTGAAGCTCGTCCTTGTTGGGGTTCTGCTTTTGCGCCCCGCGGGTGAAGTCAAATGCCTTGGCGTTCTTTTGCTCATAGGCGTACCGCTGCGCTTCGGCAGTGCCGCTTTTGAACAAGTCTGGCGACTTGGTTTCCGCCGCCTTTTCCAATTGCTCGCGAGCTTGCCGAACGGCTCGGCCGTAGGTGTCCCACGAAATAGCGTTCGCCTTCAAGAGCTTGTCCAGCTTGTCGATTTGCTTCTCATACTTTTCCATGGGGCTTCGCGTCTCTTCAAAGACTGCTTGCCCTTCCTTCATGGCGTCCAGTTGATCCGCCAGCGCTTTCACTTTCGCGAGCGTGTCATCACTCACCCCAGGCAATTTCAGGTCGGCCAGTTTCTTTTGAGCCTCAGTCATGCCGAGTTGCGCCAGTTCCTTTTTAAGGTCCTTGATGGTGTCCGCTGCCTTCTTGGCGTTCCCCATGCGTTCCAACGTGTCGGCCAGCTTGTTGGCTTCCGCAATTTGCGCGGGCGTGGCCCCAAGCCCCTTTAGCTCGAAGGCTTTTTTCTGCGCTTCGGTCATGCCGAAGGTGGCAACTTCCTTTTGAAGATCGGCCAATGTCTCTTGCACTTTCTTCGCATCATCCGCCGCCTTCTGGAGTTTCTTTGACCAGTCTTCGGTGGATGCCGCCGAGCCGTTCATCTTGGCGGCGTTGTCGGCAATGGCTTTTGCGGCCTTGTCACTTTCGGCCTTGATGCTTTGCATGGCATGGGTCACGCGCTTGGCGTTGGTGCCTTGCATGAAGGTTTCCCAGTTCTCCCCGGCTTGCTGGAAAGCATCCTTGCCGGTGTCGTAGAACGCCTTGGCCACGTTGTGGCCCATTTCACCCCAGCCCGTGGGCGTCTGGCCCAGTTTCTTCAAGAGCCAGTCCAGCCCGTCGAGAACGTAGCTTAGGCCGTCAACGATGCCGCCAATGGCGTAGCTCGCACCAGAACGCATCAGATTCCAGCCCCCTTGCACAACTGCCAGAAAATCGGCCAGTTCCGCCAGCGTTGAGAGAACGGCATTGAAGGCGGTCGTAACGAACCCGCCCGCGCCTTGTCCGCTCGTGCCAAGGTTGGCCAGCTTGTTTGCCACCACGTCGATAAAGGGGGCCAGTTGAATGGCCAGTTGGTTAGTAGCTCCCTCAACCACCGCCTGCATGCGCCGCATGGATTGATTCGCCAGTTCGATCTTGGCGGCGTCGACGCGGTTGAAGGTAATCCCCATCTTCTCGGCTTCGGCTTGCGCGGCGGCAATCCCTTCCTTCCCTTCCATCAAAAGCGGCAAAAGGTTCTGGCCAGACTTCCCGAAGATTTCCATTGCCACGGCGGCGCGCTCGGCGGGGTTGCCGATGTTCTTCAATCCTTCGGCAATGGCGGTGAATGCCTTGTCTGGGGACATATTCGCCAGCGCGGCGGCATCAAGCCCCAGGTGAGCGAATGCGGCCGCCGCCGGGCCAGTGCCGGCCGCCGCTTGACCGAGCGAATGCAACATCTTTTCCAGCCCGCCCGTAAGCTCTTCGGTGCCGACGCCCGCGAGCTTGCCGGCGTATTGAAGACCGGTCAATTTCTCGGTGGCAATCCCCATTCGATCCGCGAGCCGTCCGGTTGCCGCCACGCCTTCCATGCTGTTCTTGACCAGGAGTAGAATGCCGGCGCCCGCTCCCACCCCGGCCAATGCACCGCCCAACGAAAGTATCTTGGAACTCACAGCCGCGACCTCACTGCCAAGCGATTTCAACGAAGAGCCCGCCCCTTTAATGGTAGACGAAAAGCCACCAATCGAAGCGGTGAGCATGACATTTAAGGATGCGATGGTCGCGATATAGCTACCCTCATTTCGTCACATATCTGCCGCCGAGCATCGCGTTCATTTTGATGCCAATATCACGCAACTGCTCGGCTGTCTTCGGTGGCTCTTCAACCTTGGGGCCATAGTGGGGCATGAAATCGGATGGCTTGAAGCCACCTTTATCAGTGAGGCAGTTGGCTACCGTACTGGCGATAGCTCCTGCTCGAAGGTCGGCACGTTCGGGGCCGAATGGATTCAAGCTGTAGTAGGCTTGCCATTCCGATAGCTCCCGACTGTCGATCCTTGAAAGTAGCTCCCGCACCGTCATGCCCAACGTGCGGGCCAGAAGGAAATAGAATGCCCGATCTGGACGGGCTATGAGTTTCCCTCAAGTTCTTTAATATCCTTGTCGCCAATGCCCGCAAGCCGCTGGGCCACTTCAAATACACGATCTAACGCCTTCCCGCTCTTGCTGCCAAGAATGCCAGCGTCTTCATCGGTGAAGAGCCGAATGCCCTTGTCGTCGACCAGCACCTTGACAGCGAGCTTGGCACGAACATTGACCATCTTTGCAGTGCTACCCTTGGTAGACTTACCTTCAAGAATGGCTTGCTCGAAGTTATCGCGCTCAGTGCCGGTCATGGTGCGGACAAACACGGTGCCGCCCCATTCCGGGACGGGCACTTCTTCGGTTGGAAGATCGGACGATGACAAAATGGAATCGCGTGAAAGCATGTTGGTAGCTCCGGTTGAAGGTTATGAAGTAGCCCGCGGATTAGCTGGCGGCGGTGAACGTGGGTTGGCCGCTGACTTTCACGCCAATGTCGGCGGTGACGATCTTCTCGCGGTCCACTTCGTTGGCGAATGACTTGATGTAGCCATCGGCAAGCCACGTTGAGCCATCCGCGAAGGTAATCTTGAACCCCTTGTTGGTGCGGAACAATCCGTACACGGTGGCGTTCTGGGTCTTCTCGAACTGAATCTTGACTTCGATTTCACCGCCGTTAGCCCAGCCGGCGGTAAACTGCTTAAACTGGCCCGGACTTGCCATGTTCGACACGTCAATATCTTCCGACTCGATCTTGGGCGGCTTAATGTCCAAGATGCCCGCGAAGTCAGTCCATGCCGTCGAGCCGCTGGCCGTTGGCATGTTGCCGTAGCTCAGGATTGTTTCGTAGCCTTGCGTAACATTTGGGGTACTCATCGCACACACTCACTTTCAGAGTTCTTTGACCATGAACATGGCATCGACATTGACACCATAAGTTGCCGGAAGCCCCGCGCTTGGCAGGGGCAACACCGGAATATCTCGATAGCTGTCCACCAGGATGTAGCCGATGGTGGTGCCGTCATTCACGCCGGTGAATCCATCAATGGCGGCGCGAACAGCTTGGGCCAGTGCTTTTGCCGCCGGGTAGGTCGGGGCAAGGCACGACACCTGCATTCGGCCAGTCGAGTAATCACCCCCGCCGTAGCACATATCCGGCACTTTTTGCGATACAAGGTTCAGCACAATGCACGTCCGGCGGTCATCCTGCGGCCGCGTGATGAAGTAGACTCGCGCCCCGACCAGCGGGGCCACCGCCTCATCGGCGGTCAAGATGTTGCGAAAGGCTACTTCGATCATGGCTCATTCTCATTTCGTGCATTCACTTCGTTCATTCCTGCTTGGCGGCTTCCCGCTCGATACCCTTGCCCATCTTTTCCTTCATCACGTCCAGCGCCTGCGCTTCGGTGCTGTCATAGGCCGGCCGCAAGAATGGATGGGGCGGCACGAACTCGCCTCGCGGGTTGATATGCCCGTTCTCCACCAGGTGGGCATAGCGCCAAGGTACTCGGGGTTCTCCGTTGAACTCGCCTTTGGTTTCGGTGTCGGGGCCGATGACGCCGACGACGGTCATTGACTCCGGGTAAGTCTTGATCTTTTTGTCAAGGGATTCCCTCAACAATCCAGACTCTTGCGGAACATTCGCACGAGCGGCTTTCAAGATCGGCGTGCAAGCTGCATTAACAGCTTGGCGCGTCACTTTCCGTTGCGCCCGTTCGCCGAGCGTTTTCAGGGTCCGCTCAAGTTCCTTGCTGCCAAGTAGAGTCGCGCCCATCATTGCACCCCCGGATAGTTGGTAGCTTGGATATTCAGCGTGCGCCGAAGCCCGTCAGGATCCACGCACGACAGGATTTCCAAGATGTTCCCGCGATACATGATCCGATGCTTTTCCGTTGTGTCGGTGCGGTAGCGGATCGTGACCAGGTAATTCGTCGAGCTTTGAACGCCGTTGTCTTTCGCTTCAAATGCTTCGGTGCCGGCCTTGGTGCCGGCGACTGGCAACACTGGCCCAGACTTGCGCGTATTGCTGCCATTCGCCAACTGTGCCCCAACGCGCATCGGTGGTGGGCACGAGCGCGAGCAATGAAACGAAGTCACGCATTTGAGCGGCGGCGGCCATGGTTAGAGGTCCTCCGCTTTGAGGTCCAACTTCATCCGCTGCCAAGGTCCATCACCGACTTTGACATAGCTGGAATGATTGATAGCCCAGACGAGGGCGTTCAATGGGAGTTCCAGCCCCAAGCGGGATGACAGATAGGACAGCCCGATAGCGGCCTTGCCCAGCAAGCCCACGCGATGACAGACGGAAAGATTGATCGTTTCAGTTGCCATCACGCTGCCTCTCTTTCGTCGAGTAGATGCCGCCACGTTTTGCCACGCATGATGAAACTCACATTTGTCTGTGTGACTCCGTAGGAGTCGGCAACAGATTGCTGACTCTCGCCATTGCGACACCGCTCGCGAATGTCCAACACTTCATGGGTCACGAGCTTGTGCATTCCGCTCTTCTCGCCTTCACTGGTGGTGCCATGAATGCGCCGGTCATGTTGGTTGCTTGTTTGGGTGTCATAGCGAAGATTCGCGGAACGATTGTCGGTTGGTGTTCCGTTGTTGTGGCAAATGACAAGGCCAGCGGGACGCGGACCTAAGAACGCTTCGCCTACCAAACTGTGCACGCTTTTGTTCACGCCACGCGGACAGCCTGCCTTGTAGAGAAGAACCCTCAAGTATCCGTTCCGATCAGGAAATGCCTTAATCTCTCTCATCCCGCCGGATCGTGTCGAGAATACCCGCCCACCGTCCATAATGACGTAGTTAGGAAAGCCGTCGATGGGCTTGATATTGTGAGTCTCGTTGTTCATCACTTATCCCACGGCTTCCGGGTAACAATTTTGGTTGATGATGGATTGCACGCCGAGCGGAATCGGATTGATCCGCAAGGTAATGTCGTTTTCGCGGTTCTCGAACCAACTGCCCGCCAGCAACAGAATGCACTGCTTGAGGATCATGGGGACATTCGAGCCATAGCCGGCGGTGAACGTCACTTGCACGCAA